CATCTTTCTGAGGTCTATTAACTCTTGCTTTTCTTTTAAAGAATAAAAACTTTTCGTTAGTTTCTTTATCAGTTTTAACTGAATGTTTAAAGCCTCGTTCTTCAAAGCCTGCAATAATACTTTCAGAATTAGAATCAACAACCTCACCAAAGTTATTAACTACAATAGGATTGTAGATAGATGCTTGGTAAGTTGGTTCAAAAGTATTATTAGGTGTTAGTATACTAAGCCACTTACCTTCTCCACGCATAAAATGCGTACCCTTTTTTATATCACTCATATTTTATTTCTCCTTTTGTGATTGTTTATTTAATATACCATAGTTCTAATTAAAAGTCAAGGAGTTTTTTATTGAACCTTCAGAACTCCATAACTGAACCGCCAATATAGGAAAGCGGATACGTAGTCTTTGTGATATAGTGAGGGCTAGATCGACTGACGTATGGTTCGAGGTCATTGATTATGCTTCCCTCAAATATTGATTATAAATATAACCAATAAATATATCTAACATTTTATCATCAATAAATTTAAGAATAAAATCACCATTAACTATTCTTAATTCATGTCCTATTTTCATTTCATACATATCATTCATAATATTATAATCTGAACCTAGTTTCATGTATTGATCTTTGTTTAATTTTATTTCGTTATCATTTAATTTTATCATAATAGTCCTCACTATACACTAATTAAAATAAAAGTCAAGTTCTTTTTTTAATTAATTTATATTTGTTTCTAAATTTATTTCGCTTATAAACTTCTTTAGTACCATCAGCAAACCCAAGCTCAATAATCCCATCGTTAGCATGTAGATAAGTAATCCTATCTCGTTCTATAATTTCTGCATACATTTTATGCGCGTCATATTCAGTCATCATACAAACTTAATTCTAATTCACTAATAGCTTCTTCAAAGACTGACTCACATTCAAAGAATGCACTTTGTAATTTATTACTTTGTTCATTCACATGATCAAGACAATATTCCATTTCGTCTTCAAGCCCATGCTTCTCTGCTAAGCCTGAAAGTTTTACTTGTATATCTACTATAGGATAGCTTAGTCCTTTAGCTTCTTTGTTTATTTCTATAGCAGTTCTTAATGCAATCTTTAAGTTATCTATTTCAGCAAGGGTATCTTTAACTCCTAACCAATTTTTAATCTTATCAAATCTAAACCTTCTAAATTCTCTGTCGTCTGTAGCTTCATCAGTTCCTTCAAAGCCATCGAAGTCTCCGAAGAATCCTGTTGGTTTTATTTCTCTAATGGTGTCATTACCATAGTCAAACCTAACAACTTGTTTAGTTTTAATAGCTTCAATAACATCTAGTGTTGCTCTTGATACGTCAATCATTTTCCTTGCCCTCCATTTTTACTTATCATGTAACTCAATCAAATCCCAATCTATTTGACCATCATCACCATAATCTGTACCTTCATAAGTGACTTTGTAATTAACTCCATCATCTGTCGTACCTGTTTCTTCATCACCTTTTTTGGTAATGTCAACTTCACAAATTGCATTTAAGATTTTACCATACTCATCATTTGTTTCAGTAAATGGTTTATCAGTTTCGATTGTGAAGTTTCTAACATCTACAGTCTGCTCTGTTACAAAGTATTTATATTTAGTTTTCATTTTCCTTGCCCTCTATATTTTTTGTAGGAATTTTTCTTCTTCTTATTCATGGTCGAGAATCCTACGTTACCTCTACCAATCGAAGTCTTTTTACCATGAGAGCCTGTCTTAGATGTATGCTCTATCTGTACTCTAGCTTTCCTCATTCGATCTTTCCTTTAAAATATTTTTAATATCAACCCAAGCATTTTGAATATCCTCTGTCGAATCATCAGACCATTCAACTTCTCTAGTTATAACATCATCTATGATATAAACTTTATCAGCTAAAGTAAAGCTTTTATATATACTATCTTTCATTTATACCCTCTCTCTTTAAACATTCCTGTTAACTTTTCTTTCTTAGGGTGTTCTGATTCCATTACAGATTCCCATATTTCTTTTTGAAGTCTAGCACATTCTTTCTTATCTGTCAACCCTATAATTTTTACGTTGTTTAATTTAGGTTTCCAAGTCTTCCAAAATATTTTGTCTAGTGGTTGAACATTCCATACCCATTCAATGTCCTTACCATTATCATCGTACTCGAAAATAAGTTTATACATTAGTCCTCCTTATCAATATTGATTTGTTATATCTAAATAACAATTATTACCAAATTTAAAACAATAGTTTTTAGGCACATCAATCTCATCGCATACTTCACTATAAGCACTAAGTGTTGTATCTGTTTCATTCGTAATTTTACAAACTACAAATTCTATTTTGCTACCACTATTATAAGCATAGACGTATGAATTTTTTAATTCTTTGTCTCTTTCATAATACATTGCATAACTCATATCTAGCCCTCCTATTTAGTTTTATATAAGTATTATAAGTTATATTTATAATATAAATATATATTTATTAATATATTTATTGTAAGATAAACATAACAAAAAGGAAAAGAATATATGGGATATTTAGATAATTCATCAATAACAGTAGATGCGATTCTAACAAAAAAAGGTCGTGAATTACTGGCTAAAGGTAGAGATTTCTTTGTTATTAGTCAATTCGCATTAGCTGATGATGAAGTTGATTATAATTTATGGAATCCAGCACATCCACTTGGTTCTGACTATTATGGTATTATAATTGAAAATATGCCTATCGTTGAAGCCGTAACGGATGAAAATTATTCTTTAAAATATAAGTTACTTAGCTTACCTAAAAATACGGTACGTAT